GCATTAAACCTGCCGATATTCTTTTCTGCGGAGGTCAGGGCCGGGCTGGTTAATGTCCCGGAGGCGGCAGGAGTTGACCCGTTAACAGCAATCCCACCAACCGCGAGAGGGGAGTGTGCCGCATCCAGTCCAAGCAGCGGGCCAGTGTCGGTCACAACGTTTACTTTCATTGCCACACCGAGCATAGACGTAATGCCGGTTGAGGCAGATGTCAGAACGAAGCTGTTACCATTCCAGCCCAGGGCAACACCTGTCAGTTTTGCCGAAATCGCCGCGGCGACAGCGGCCATATTTGCCGCGTCTGTACCAGACTGGATAGCTGAAAGATCCACATCCACAAATGTCTGCACGGTTCCATCAACATTCATTTTCAGAATGCCGCTTTTCACCGCTTTGAACTTATCAAACGCCAGCTCAGCAGCAGTCAGCGCTGCGCCTGTCAGCGTGGCAGGTGTTGCCGGAGTGGAAGAACCAGAAACGACTGAGCCGATGACATTGCTGGTTGTTGTGGCTTCGTCTGCGCCTTCTTCCACACGAACGACAACGACAACCGGGCTGGTCTGGTCAGCAATTGCGGTAAGCGCTTTTTTCAGCGTACCTGAACTGCCCGCTTTAGCGATTGCTGAGTTGATGTTTGTGATCAGTGCGGGTTTGTTTAACGGGAAAAACTCGGAATCAGCATCATTGGCTGTGCAGACCATGCCGATAATGCCGGTTGAGATAGTGCGGATCGTGCGCGTACCTTCGTTAATTTCGGTGACGCGAACACCGTGGTGATAATCCTGAGACATGTAGCGGTTCTCCTCATGAGGTTTTCGCTACATGGTGCTGGCATTTTTACACCTGTTCACCTGACCGCCATTGTTTCTGATTTCACACAACAGGCTAACTCTGTGACTCGAAAGTGCATCAGAGCGCAGCCTGAAAAGAAGAGGCCGCATAAGCGGCCTTTTGTCGTAGCGGTTTATCGGGATAGATTGGGTTTTCAGGGTCAACCTTTGTCAGACTGTAGCGGTACTTCTGCCATTCCGTCAGCCTGGGTTTATCTGTCTCGTCAATATACCCCCCCTCTGAGGCATCTTTCAGGGGGGCTATTATCGAATCCGCCTCTTTGCGCAATGCTGTTAATCGCAGAATTGCCGCCGCTTTTAGCTGCTCTGGCGTGGGCGGTGGAATATCCTCCCAGCAGGGCATTCCATTTTCCCCTGCGGCCCGTTGCTTACCAGGGGGAGGATCACCCATAAATTCGGCAGCAGTCTCACTGTCCACCTCCACCCCGTCGAACGGCCACGTTCCTGCCTGCTCGTAAGAATCCCTCAGAGAGTCGGGGAAAAACGCATTCTCATATGCGCTATAAACATATTCACTCATATTACCTCCCGAAAGAAATCCACTGACCGCCTTCCTCAGAGACATTCACGTGCGTAGTGAAGCCAATCGGCTGTTGTTCGGTCGCGCCCCACATATTCCCTCCACCCCATCCCGCATCTGAAACGATCACCTGATCCACCTTTGTGGGGTATCTGATTGGGAAGTTGATTGTTTTGGTTGTTGTATTCGTAAAATCTATTGTGCCGTACTGGATCAGCAGATCGCCGAGCTTGTACCAGCCAGGGCCGGTAAGGATGTTCAAATCTGCCCGTACCAGCGCCGCGCTGTTGCGTGACAGTAAGGTTCTGGCAAAGGCGGTGAAATCGGACAGGACCAGCAGATCCTTGCCGACAAAATACGGCAGCTTATCGGCAGCGCCAGTAAGTCCAGATAAAGACGTTAACGCCGCATTAATGGGTTGCTTACCGGATAATGCATTCAGCACAGTTGTAGAGAAATTAGCATCACCCCCCAGGGCATCTGCCAGTTCCTTAAGCGTATCCAGTGCCGCGGGAGAGCCATTAACAATCGCAGCGATGGCAGCCTTTACGAAAGCTGTGGTTGCTATCTGCGTGTTATTCACTGTCTGGGCTGGCGTCGGTGCCGTCGGTATGCCGGTTAAGGCGGGGCTGACCAGCGGTGCGCCTCCAAGATTGGCAAGACCACCTGCCGGAGTAGACGAGCCGGTGCCTCCGTTGACAACAGGCACTACGGTTGAGGATGCGCTATTGAAGTTCTGCATCACGAAAAATGTTCGTGAACCCTTAGCGCCAGAGATAACGACGGTCTGATCGTAGTTAAATCCTGATGTTGGTGATTGAGAGGTGATCCTGACTGAATATCTGTTATTTGCTGTTCGGCAAATTCCACATTCGATATTCACCACATCGCCGGATAAAAATTTAAGTTCCGCCGGAGCGTTCAGCCAGCCGGTAACGTTAACCAGCAGTTTCTGACCAGATTTAAAATCAGCTTGTTGCCAATCGAAAGATGAAACTGGTAGTTGTGTTGCTATGCCAATCCCCAAATCATCAAAACCGAGAGTTTTACGCCCACCTTCTGGCGTAGTTTCGCCAAGCCCACCATTGGCGAGCGGGATTACGGTTGACGAGTCGTTGTTAAAGCTCTGAACAACAGTAAAATTTCGGCTTCCTTTGGCTCCGGTACAGGTAACAACATATTCCGCGCGGTTGCCATTTGATTGAGCATTAGACGTAAGGCGCAAAACCAAACGGTTTGGCTGATTGATAACGCAGGTAATATCGACGTTTGTCCCTGAGTTATACGTAATGCCCGTGGGGGTGTTTAACCATGCGGTTGCAGTATATGTGGTTAGCCTCTTCTGACCTGTAACCATATCAATCTGTTGCCAGTCGATGGGATCAGTCGGTGCTACGTTTGACAGCCCAATCCCCAAATCATTAAGCGCCCCTGTCCCCTGCAATTCCCATGATGACCATGTAGAACCTGAAAGGGTGCGCGTCCACGTCCTGTTTATGAATGCAGTATTAGTCACGACAGATGTGAAAGTCTGAACCACTGAGTTTGTGCTTAAGCGTAATTCAACCTTGCATATGCCTGTTGGGGTTACTGCTGAACCTGTTGATGGGATCGGCCCATTGGTGACAGCTGATGTAATAGACCAGTTGCCAGGGGTCAGCAATGTATTCATATCCCCGGTAAAATAATTTGGCATTGGCATATAGCCAACAGGAAGCCAGGCACTCCACGGTCCATCAGTACCATTCCAGGCACCAGACAAGTTACGATAATAAATATTGCCGCTTTTTGCGGTGAAGCGCTGACTTCCCTGGTATGGACCGCCACTAAATACCTCAAAAATACCCTGTGCGCCGTCCTCCGGGAATCCATTTGCAACAGTAGCTCCTGCAACGCCGAAGCTCCATAACCCAATAAATTCAGGCTTTGGTCCGTAGTTGTTCAGGTTGGCATTATTCGGCAGGTTACCCCTAATTAATAATGCTGGAGCCACCGCACGGGTGACAAATTCGGTTGTTGCCAGCTGCGTATCATTTGAGGCCTGCGGTGCTGTGGGCGCTGTCGGCTTTCCGGTCAATGCAGGACTGGCAAGCGGCGCCTTGGCGGCCAGGGCATTGAGCATGGTAGTTGCAAAGTTCGGATCATTTCCGAGGGCCGCCGCCAGTTCGCTCAGCGTATCCAGTGCGCCAGGCGAGGAGTTAACCAGCGCAGCGATTGCTGTCATAACAAACTGCGTGTTTGCGAGCTGCTGCGAATTGTTACCTGCAGTAGCCGTCGGTGCCGTCGGCGTTCCGGTCAGTGCCGGGCTTATAAGCGGCGCTTTGAGTTTGGCCTCATCCATGACGGTTTTCACCGCTTTTGGGGTGGCGGCCAGCGTTTCGGATGCACTGGTTGTCGAGCTGCTGAGCTGCGTAAAGCCTTTTGCAGTCAGGGTAGCGTCCGGGTGGTTGCGGGATTTTACGTGCTTGTCGATTTCACTATCAACATAATCCTGCGTGGCCATCACGGTTGACGTGTCCATGGTGATGGTGATCGCGTTGACCTCGCTGACCGCAATAACCATGCGGATCACCATTTTGCGCCCGGCACCTTCGCTTAAT